TAACTGATGATGTATGTACTTGTTGGGGTAAAGGGGGAGATTATCATGGGTGGAAAAAGTATGCAGTACAACCAGATATATCTGCACTAGGTAAATCATTGACTGCAGGTTATACACCACTAGGATGTTCTGTTGCTAACAAAAAAGTTGGTGATGTTCTAAAGAAACAAGATTGGGAGTTTGGTCATACATGGCAACCTACCATGACAGGTATATCTGCTATGAATGCTGTTAATAATATTATAGTTAGAGAAAAATTATTTGAACTATGTAAACCAATAGAAGACAGTCTTAGGTTTTTTGCTGAGGATTGTCTTGATAGAAAGTATATAACTGGATATAGAGTTAGTGATTTATTCCTATCTCTTGATGTAAAAGAAGAGTTAGATCCAGAAGCACTAATTAAATCTGGACTAGCATTAAGTAAAACTAGGGATAAATCTGTTAGAATAGTTGCCAACTTCTTAGCTGATCAGGAGTTCTTTGATGAAATGCAGAAAAGACTATTCAATTTCTTTAGTATAAATACAACTGAAGGATAATTGTGCCAACCTAATGAAGAGGGTAGTCGTAAGGGTATCTGATAATTATAGTTTGGATTCAGCAGCTGCTGCTATTCTAAAACTATATGGTTATCTGACCTTTGTAGAATCATTTAGAAGTTTTTCAATACTTACATTTGATTGTCCAGATAGGTATACAAGCGGATTGCTTGAGAAAATAAATGCTTTAGGACCAGTCAAAAATAGTACGTGGGATAAAGATGCATATCAACTTGCTCCTGTGGATACTGGTGCAACATTGACTGTGGATAATTCTGAGAGTAGCAATACTAATACTACAGGGGAGACTGCTACAACTGAGAACACTAGAAATTTAGTTACCAGTGGTTCTGGTACAATATATGTAAAAGTACAAAATATAAGTGGACAAGATTTATTTGTATTTTCCAGTAGTATTAGTGGAACATATTCTTTGTTTGCAAACCAAACTGGATTTGTTCAAGGAGGTACATATACATTTGACCAATCAGATTCTTCAAACTCTGGTCATCCATTTAGATTTTCTACAACTCCAGACGGAACTCATCTAACAGGTGGGACTGAAATGACAACAGGTGTATCAACAACTGGTTCACCAGGTACTAACGGTACTACAGTATTGTCTGTAAGTTCTGCAACACCATCAATATTATATTTCTATTGTACTGCTCACCCCCATATGGGTAAGTATCAGACAAGTCCTATTGCTAGATATGGAACTATCAACATCCATGACTACTGGCACTTAGATAGAATTACAAAACAAGACAGGCAATATTTAAACGGACAGTTTAGTTACACTCAGTCAGGTGATGGTGTAGACATATATGTAATTGATACTGGTGTGCGTGGTGCAAGTAGACCAACAGGTAATAACGCAGCACTACATCCTGAATTGTATGATCCTGATTTTGCATCTGACCTGAATGGTACTTCTGAACAACAGAACTATAGGGTATATCAGTTATCTCACTATTCTGGTGCTTATGGTAGTAACAATGAAGATGATAATGGACACGGTACATATTGTGCTATTCTCTCATCTGGTAGAACAGCTGGTGTAGCAAAGGACGCGAAGATATACGCACTCAAAGCATTTAACTCTGGTTTATCTGGATCTTATACCGCAATACTTGGAGCTTATCAAGCAGTTATAGATCATAATGATTCTGGTAATGTCAATTACAAAGGAAATACTAGACCTGCAATTATTAATTCTTCATTCGGACCTACTATTCCTACAGAATCATATCCATACGTTGAATTGAATGATGTTGGTTCTGATAATGGAACTGATGAAGAGATGTTAGATGACATCGAAGGAACAATTTCTTCAAGTCATAATATCATTGTAGTTAGATCTGCAGGTAATGGTTTTAAAAATAGTAGTGATGAATTTGTAGGACCTATACAAGCAAAGTGTATTGCTGGTTCTAGAACTGCTGGTTATGCTGATAATACTGATGGTGGTATCAATAATGTAGATACAGACCAGAATAAAATATCTGTTGGTGCATCGGAGTACAATGACAGATGGGCAGATTTTTCAAACTATGGTTCTGGCGTAACGACTGTAGCACCTGGTGCTAAAATATTAACTCCTGCATATGATTGGACTGCTAATACACCATATACAAGTCCATCAAACTACAATACTATAGCTGGTACGTCATTCTCTTGCCCCATAGTAACTGGTATCATTGCAGCATATTGTAGTAAAAATGGATTTACTCTTAATACAAATAATATAGCAGGTAACGCAAAAACATATTGTAGGACTTTTGGTGCAACTGGAAATATATCTGTTATGGGAACCACCAATTATCCTACTAATAGTATAGAGGATAAGAAACTTATTGATAATCCATACGAGACTCTTAATGGATCAAATCAATTGCTTGTTAAATTTAATCCTTCTGATTCATCTCACTTCATTGGTAATGTTGGTAGAAAATGTCAGTTAAGAACTACAGGTTCAACAGCAGGTGCTGGTGGTGCTGCAGCGACTACGTATAATATAACAACAACTGCACCTTCGTTTTCATACTATACCTTAAATGGAACTGACAGAAATGGTGCGGTAAGTGGAAACAACGCAGGTGTTTCTGTATATGTTGGAGACACTATTAATTTTAACTTATCAGGTGTTAGTGGTTCTCATCCATTTTATGTTAAGACTACTGCTACTACTGGAACTGGGAATCAGGTAAGCACACCAGCTGCTACTGGTCAAGGTTCTACTGGTACTAACACAGTCTCATGGACACCTAATACTGCAGGTACATATTATTACATATGTTCTGCACACTCTGCAATGAATGGAACTATTACTGTTAGTAATGCACCTAGCAGTGGTGGAGTCACTGTTGGTGGTATAGATGTTTCTGCATTATCACAGAGTGGATGGTTAACGATACAGGCAGAGAACGCTGTTAATAATACAATAACTTTATTTGCTTCTGGTAATGCTACTGGAAGTACTACTGGTGGTGGATCAAATAATTACTTAGCACTTATAAAATCAGAACAGTTATATCATGAAAGTTATGATGGTGTGGTATCTACATCAACTACTTTAAGATCTCAAACAGATACACAAGAGGCTGCAGGTACTGGTACATATGATAATGTGATTTACTATCCATTAGATAGTGGTGTTGATTTTAATTATGCTGGAACTTCACAAGAACTTACTACTAAACGTGGTGCATTCTTCCCATTCATAGACACCAATGTAAGTTGGGCAAGATCTTCAGGTTCTATAGCAACATATGCAAACGGTGATAGTGTTAGTGTTGATATAGGATTAAGTGGAACAACATTTGCAAGTGAACCAACTCTAGAAATATATGCTCTTAGTGGAGATGCTATTGGTTCTTCAGGTTTATCATTAGATACATCGACAGGTATATTAAGTGGAACAGTAACCTCTGACTATATTGATACAACATTTAATTTCACTGTTACTGAACAAATAACTGGAAATGCACAATCATATTCATTTACTACAACAGGAACTGGTGTTCTAGTTAACATTACACAGCAACCAAGTAATGCATCTGTTGAAGCAGGTTCTGGTAATACTGCTACATTTGGTCCTGTCTCTGGTATTAGTTCTGACGGATCTACAATTATATTCCGATGGGAGTTCTCAAGTAATGGTGGTGTAGGTTGGTCTAGTGTTGTTGATGGTGGTGGATATAGTGGATCAAGTACAAATACACTTACCGTAGATGACGATTTTGCCAAGAACACTTATCAGTATCGTTGTAAGATGGAAACTAATACTTCGGTACAACCATCTTATACAAATGCAGTCACACTAACTGTATTCAGAGTCATTACTATAAGTAATCAACCATCTGACCAGAATCCAACAGCTCCTGCAGCTGCTACATTTAGTGTAGTTGGATCTACTTTAGATACTGCTCCTATTTCATATCAATGGTCAAAATCAGAAAATCTTGATGGTAACACTTTTTCAAATATAGGTGGTGCAACAGGATCAACTTATACTACAGGTAGTACAACTTACGATAATGATTATGGAGACTACTATAGATGTACATTGTCAGCCGCTGGTGCATCAAATGTAATATCTACTGCTGCTAGAAATTTAGTTCAAAGAACAATTAATATCACATCACAGCCAACTAATGATACTGGTGCTGTTGGTGGTACAAGATCATTCGGTGTTGCTGCTACTACATCTGATAATGATGCAGGAGATATTACATACCAGTGGCAAGTATCTATTACAAACGGAGCATCATGGTCTGATGTATCTGAAGGAACTGGTGGTACTACATCAACTTATACTACACCTACATTAACTACAACATATGATGAGTATCAATATCGTTGTTTATTGTCAGCACCTGGTGCAACAACTATACCTTCTAATGCTGCTACATTGCAAGTAGAAACAGTAACTGTTGTTGTTACAAATCAACCAAGTGATGCTCAAGTCAATGAAGGTGCTACTGCAACATTTACTACACTTGGTGATACTACAATGTCACCTGTAGGTGGTAACGCTGCAACTTCATCATTTGATACAGAACAATTTGATACACCAGCTGGAGGTGGTGGAGGTGGATTTGAAGGACAGTCATCTCACGAACCTAGTGTCACATATCAGTGGGAGAAAACTGATAATGGAAATAAGTACATTAACGTTACAGTCGGAGATGATACAGTAGGTGGACAAGCATCAGGAGTCTTCTACATATATGGTTTAGAAAAAGTTGCCATTAGTGCATGGAGAGGTACTAGGTATATCTTTGATCAGTCAGATTCATCTAATGCTACCTACAATAATCAACATCATCCATTGATGTTTAGTAATGGTCCTGATGGGGATCATAACGGTCACGGACACTATATGACGGGTGTTGACTATCAGTTAGATGGTGTCTCTGTTACTATGTCTGGATATGTTAGTGGATTTACAGCTGCTACTACTCGTAAAGTAATATGGGATATACCTGCTAATGAAACAGATACATCTCTATACTACTGGTGTCATTTCCATACAGGTCAAGGCAACCAAATGCAGGTAGCTGATCAAAATTGGACTACAATTGGTGGAGCAACTTCTGCATCATATACAACTGCAGCAACAACTTATGCAGACGATAATAGAGACCAATATCGTTGTAAGATAGATGCTGTTGGAGCATCTACCTCAACGTACACCAATAATGTTGAACTTAGGGTACTAAGAACATTCTCTATTACATCACAACCTTCTAACCCAACTGCAAATGAAGGTGCTACTGCATCATTCTCTGTTAGCACAACTTCCAGTAGTTTCAATCCAACGTATCAATGGGAAAGATCTGATGATAATGGATCTAACTATACAACAGTAGTTGGAGCAACTAGTGCAACATACACAACTCCAACATTAGTACATGCTAATGATGATGAAGATCGTTATCGTTGTGTAGTATCTCTGTCTGGATCTGCTCCCTTAAATGCATCCAATGATATAACTTCAGATCATGGATTGTTAACTGTTCTAAGAGTTATTTCTATAAGTCAACAACCAGTAGATACATCTGTGATTGAAGGACAGACCGCAACCTTTAGTATTACTGCTGCGATTACTAGTGATTCTATAGGATATCAATGGCAAAAATCTATAGACAGTGGTGGTGCTTGGACAAATATTAATGGTGCAAACTCAGCATCCTACACAACTCCTGCAACTCTATTCCCAACAACTCCATCAGAACAGTTCCGTTGTGTTCTATCAAACTCTGAAGCAACAACTGTAACTTCCAATGCTGTAACTTTAACTGTTAATGAATCTGAGTTTGTATCAGGACCTGCTACAGTTACACCATTCATTGATCCAGATACTACAAAAACATTATCGAGGAGACCAGTTATTACTACATCTGCATTCATTCAAGAATATGCAGGATCAACTCATGCTTCTACATTCTGGAGAATTAGAAGAGTAAGTGATAACGTGACTGTATACGATACTGCAGGTACATATGCAAATGGTGATACTGGTAATTTAACTTCATTTACTGTACCATCTGCTGTTTTAGATTTTGATACAACTTACCAAGTACAAGTTAAGTTTAGAGATAATAATAATTTAGAGAGTGCATATACAGCAGCAGTTAATTTTACAACACCGTTTGTAGACCAACCAGAAATACAAACTATTGTACCAGCATTTAACCCAACAATAAATGTTGATCCTATTGCAGTAAAAACTGGTTATCAACATACATCTAGTGATTGGCAGTTTGCTGAAACTACAGCTTTCTCTCCTCCAGTTCACCAATCACTTGGTAACCCAACTAACTTAACACAGTATTCTTTACCTGTTAACGTTACTTTGAATGCAAACACTACATATTATGTAAGAATTAGATTCAACGTCAATCCTACCTAACATGGCTTCACCATCAACCAGACAAGGACTTATAGATTATGCATTACGTCAGAACGGTGCACCAGTCCTAGAAATAAACATAGAAGACGATCAAGTAAATGATCTAGTGGATGATGCTATCCAATTCTATAATGAAAGACACATGGATGGTTACATCAGAACCCATCTAAAAGTTCAGTACAGTCAGTTAATGTTAGATGCTATGACAACAGATACTGATACTACTGTTGCTTCTGGAACATCTAATAATCAAACTCTTACATTTAAAGAGCAGAACAACTATATCAAAATGCCACCATACGTAACCACTGTGGTCAAGGTATTTGATTTTGTATCTAAGAATGTCACAAACTTATTTGACGTTAGGTATCAGTGGAGATTGAATGACCTTTGGGATCTTACACAGACAGAGATTCTTACATATGAAATGGTCAATAGAAGATTAGAAGATATCTACTATCTGTTGGAAGGACAAAAACAGATTAGATATCAGATGCGTGGTGATAGATTATATCTTGATCTAGATTTTAAGACTGACGTTCCTGCAGATCAGTTCATAGTTTTAGAATGCTATCGTGCAGTTGATCCTACACAATTTACAGATGTATATAATGACATCTGGTTGAAGAGATATGTTTCTGCATTAATACAAAGACAGTGGGGTGCAAACTTAATTAAGTTCCAAGGAGCACAGTTGCCAGGTGGAATTACAATGAACGGTGAGTTTATATACAACGAAGGTAAAGCAAAGGTAGAAAAACTAGAAGAAGAGATGATATCTAAGTATGAGACACCACCACTTGACATGATCGGATAATGGCAAGAACCACTTTCTTTACACATGGTACTAGGAACGAGCAGTTTCTATTGCAGAACTTAGTAGAAGAACATCTCAAAATATTTGGGATGGATGTTTTATACTGCCCTAGAGAAATTATACAAAAAGACGGTGTGTTTAATGAGGAAGTAATTGGTGAGTTTAATGATTCATATTTAATAGAAGCATACATGGAAAACTTTGATGGTTTTCAAGGTGGTGGAGATCTATTAACAAAGTTTGGTGTAGCACAGACTGATGAGATAACTATGATTATATCTCAACAAAGATTTTCAGATCTTATATCACAATTTTTATTAATTGATAGCGATTACCAAGCACCTGAGAGACCACAAGAAGGAGATTTAATATACCTTCCTCTAACAAGTAATTATTTTGAGATAAAATTTGTAGAACATGAAGAACCATTTTACCAGTTAGGTAAAGGTTATGTGTATAAACTGAAGGCAGAACTATTTGAATACAGTGATGAGAAAGGAGATGTATTTGATAGTGATGAGGAACTTGTAGATTACGGTTACACTGTCAAGCATTACTATCTTACTACTGCAGGAACCAATGCGTCTGGAACTCCTGTAGTAGATGGTGGTGCATTGACTAATATATTCATTAGTGATAATGGTAGCAAATATAATGAAACTCCTTTAATAACTATCACAGGAGATGGCACGGGTGCAACTGCAGAAGCATTTATGGTTAATATAACTGTCAGTGGTGGATCACCAACATCATCTGCTGTTATCAGAGCAACAGTAAAAGAGGGTCAGATTAGAGCAGTCAATATAACAGATGGTGGATCTGGATATGATGAAGATAGAGCAACTTTAAATGTGTCTGCACCTGATAGTGGTGGTATAGCAGCAACATTAGTTCCTACTTTTACTAATGGAACATTGACAGAAATTAATATTTTATCTGGTGGATCAGGTTATAAGAGTGTAAGACTTATAGATATTACTAACGGTGGAAGTGGATACACATCTGCTAGTGCATCGTTTACTCCTGCTCCTTCAGGAATTACAGGTGCCTTTACAGTTCCAGAAACTGTTACTGGTAGCACAACTGGAACAACTGCAAACCTTGTAGAATGGGATGCAGGAGAAGGATTTGTAAAACTCAAAACACCCACTGGTTCATTTGCTATTGGTGAGTTAATTGTAGGATCAGAGTCTGGAGCACAGATAGTTTTGGATAATAGAGATGAGCAAGCAACTGCTGATCCTAAATATTCAGAAAGCGTAACCTTTGAAAACTTTGGTGACGATATCATTGACTTTAGTGAAGGCAACCCATTTGGATTAGTATAATGTTAGGTGCATACACATACAATAAAATTATTAGAAAATGCGTTATAGGATTTGGTACGCTATTTAATAATATAGAATGTAGAAAAGAAAATAAAGACGGTTCAGTATACAGTAGGATGAAGGTGCCTTTGGCATACGGTCCTCGACAGAAATTTTTAGCAAGACTAGAACAACAGGCAGATCTTAACCAAAAGGTTGCGATCACAGTTCCCCGTTTGTCTTTTGAGATGACAGGGATATCATATGATAGTGCTAGAAAACTTGCACCAACAACATTAACACTCAAAGCAAATACAGCGAATGCAGTTAAGAAACAGTTTACACCTGTTCCTTATAATATTGATTTTGAATTAAATATAATATCTAAAACAAACGACGAAGCATTAGAAATAACAGAACAGATAGTTCCTATCTTCCAACCTTCATATCAGATGACTATTAAATTAGTTGATGAGATGAGTGACTTTAGAGACATTCCTATCATATTGAATAGCATTAATTATAGTGATGACTATGAGGGAACTTTTGATGATAAGAAGATTACTTTGATTACGATGAACTTCACAGTCAAGGCATATATCTTCGGACCTGTAGGAACTCAAGCACCAATCAAGAAAGCAAAGGCAGACATATACACAGATATGAAAGACGTTGCTACTACAAGACAGGTTGCTTATCAGGTTCAACCAAAAGCACTTACAGATCAAAACAAAGATGGAACTACAGAACTTGCAGGAGCAATCAATGCAAGGAATCTGACTATTGAAGTTGTTGATTATACTAACATACCAACACAATCTTATATTGAAATTGGTAATGAAGTAATGTATGTGAAGAGTAAAGTAACTCCAAATAAACTAGCAGTTCGTAGAGCACAGAACGGAACCAAAGCTGCAGCTGCAACTGCGGGAACTATTGTTGATCTTATAGATGCAACTGATGATGCACTACTAACAGGTGGTGATGACTTTGGATTTAGCGAAACGGTATCTTATTATGAGTAAAGAAGATATGTCAGGATTGGATGAAGTATTCAATGTTGATGAAAGTCCAGAAGCAGAAGTTATTCCGAAGACAAATAAACTTCATTTATCAAAAGGTGAAGATGTCGATAAGGACTATGAGTATGCTAGAGGTAACTTGTATTCTTTAATTGATAAAGGACAAGAAGCAGTTAATGGTGCACTTGACCTTGCTATGTCATCTGATCATCCACGTGCTTATGAAGTTGCAGGACAACTAATTAAAAACGTAGGTGATGTTGCTGACAAATTAATGGCACTACAGAAAGACAAAAAGAATGTCAAAGAAGAGGGTGCTAAAAAGGTAGTTACTAACAACGCATTTTTTATGGGTAGCACTGCCGATCTTCAGAAAATGCTCAAACAGGCAAGTAAGAAGAAAGATAAATAAAAAAGTAAAGGAAGTAT